GCCTCGGGATGTGGACGCTCGGCACGCCGGCCATCGAACCGCTGGACCCCGGCTCGGCGACGACGTTTCGTGCGGGCGATGGCCTCTGGGCCGCCTTCCTCGTCGGCGCCGGCGTGCGCTCGAATGAGTTGGCGACGCTGCCGGCCGCGAACTTGTGCGACGTGTCCGAGTGCGGCGAGGTGGTCGTCTGTCCCGACTATCAGCGCGGGCGCGACTTGCAGATTCGCCTCATCGATGGGTCGGAGTATTGGGTCGGTACCGACGCGCTCGGCCAAGACGCCGTTGCCGGCATGAACGTCCGTCTGCGCCACCAAGTGCTGCTCTATCAAGCCGGCGGCACCTGGCATCTCGAACGGCTCGGCAGCGGGCCGATCGGGTTCGTCCCACGCGCCACGCCGATTAACTACGCCGTGCCCGTCACGGCCGACGGCCAGGTCTATCTGCTCGAGCGTGAACAAGCGCGGCTGACGCTGCGGCTCGCGACCAGTGCGCAGGGGTGGGTCGTCGGCACGGGCGAAGAACTCTGGGCGCCGGATGTCCTCCAGGTCGCGTCCGGCGAGGTGCTCATCGGCTGGGCGACGAATGCGGCCGAGACGCCCGGCTCGTTGCAGACGGTGCGCCAGCGGCTCGACGCGCCGACCGTCGAATTGGACGTGCCCGTGCCGCCGGACCCGATTGACCCGCCGGACCCCATCGACCCGCCCGACCCGGTGGACCCGATTGACCCCCCGGACCCGATTGACCCGCCGGACCCGCCGGACCCGCCGACGCCGGCCCCCTGGATTGCACTCGTAAAGGAGCTGCCGATGACTGACACGACGACCGAGATTCATGGCGCGATGTGGGGCGAAGGCGATGCCGGCTATTACGCCCGCGTCGACCCGTCCGACCCGAAGACGATTCATTTCACCGACACAACGGTCGGCCCGAACAATCGCATCGAGGTCACCAAGCCCGACGAGCGGTACCAGCTCCGCTTTGTCGAGGCGAACGTGATCGTCTGTTTCCTCGGTTCGCCGGACATCCCCGCCAATGGGCGGGCACGGTGCTTCGAGACGCGGCCGGCGGGCGCGCGGGGCCCGAGTGAATCGCCGATTGTCGTGTCGTACGAGAAGACGCCCGCGAAGACGATTACGACCGCGAGTGTCGAATACATTCGCGACGACCGGCGGTGGATGTCGGCGGCCTTGACGCTGGTGAAACAGCCATGAGCTACCCCACGGTCTCGCTCTATCGCGTGGGCAGCGCGGCGGGGGTGGCCCCGCCGCCGGTCGCGCGCGGTCCGCTTCCGCCCTTCGATACGCCCATCCCGTCGCCGGACCATCCCTGGCCCGTGATTCCGGTCTACACGACGCTGCCGACCAACCAGGTGATACCTGAGGGCCCCGACCCGCTCTGGTGGCGCGGCAATGTCTTTGGCATTGCCATGCCGAACATGCCGATGATTTCGGGCATGGAAGGCTCGCCGAACCTGCACGTCCTGACGTGGTTTCTCGACCGCTACCCGCCCGATTTCCGCGCGGACTTCCTGCAGGTCTATGCCGAGCGCGGGTATACGCACTTCAGTCTGTCGTGGCCCGATAGCCGGGTGTTTGGCACGAGCGAGGACCAGTTCGTCGACCTCTGCGTGAGCGTGCTCGAGGCCGGCATTCCGTACGTGCACGTCAAGCTCTTGAGCAAGTACTACGACCCCTGCGATGCGCTCTGGCCCGAGGTGTCCGGCGGCATTACGTCCATCATGCGCAAACTCATTGACGCCGAGGCCGTACAGCACGTCAGCAATTGGGAGATGAATCTCATCTGGCAACACCGGCCGGAGAATCAGCAGTCGGTCATCGATGGCATCGCCGGGATTTGCGCGGCGGCGCCGTATCCGATTCATCAGTGGTTCCACGGCAGCCCGCACTATGCGAGTTGGGGCCCCAATCCGCATGACCGGTTCGAATGGTGGCCGAAGCAGCGCGGAAAGCTCGCCGGCGTCTTGTTTCAGGGGCACGGCTGGGCGCGCGAGTATCCGTGCTTGCCGCCAGGGCAAACCGCCGAGCACTGGCCGGCGGGCGACATGCAAGCCCGCGCGGTGGACACCTTGCGGCAGTTCGCGCGCGGCGACCAGCAGAACGTCGACGGCCCCTTCCGCTTTGTCTACTGGGAGGACTGCGCGACGCAGATGTTTACCGATGCGGCGTGTACGGAGGACATCGGCGACTTGCGCGGGTGGGAGTCCATCTGCGCGCAACTGCCGGGCACGGCGTGCGTGCCCATCAGCGGCTTTGGCAATGGGTGCCGGTATCCGGATGGCCGGCCGACGCTCGGGCAGTGGTAAGCGAGGAGACACATGGATATTCAGCAGAAGTTAGACGAGTGGCTCGCGGCCAATCCCGACGCCCAACAATATGTCAGCCAGTTGTACTACGTGCCTGAAATGGCGCGGCTGCCCGAGGACGCGACGCATGTGGTGCGGCTGGCCTCGGCCCCCGCGCCCGAGCGCCAAGTGACGATTGCGGCCGTCGTGGTCCCCAAGTACGCCGTGGTCGTGGACCTGCTGCTCGCGATGGTGGCGACGACGCCGCCCCCGTCCTAGCCGGCTCACGATGCCGTGGCCGGTCGGCCTCGTCCTCCTCGTCGTGCTGACCAGCGGCGCGTGCAGTCGCGTGCTCGCGCGGCTCACGCTCGGGCCGGCCGATGTCGTGAGCTATGAGGTGCTCGGCCCCGCGCCCGAGGGCCGGCTCACCTATGCCACGCCCGCCGCGGTCGCGCAGGCGACGGTGCCCTTGCCGTGGCGGTCGCCGCCGCTGTCCGGCTTTCGCGCCCGGCGGCCGAGTCTCACGGTGACGGCGACGGGCTGCGTGACGGTGCTGGTGCTGGTCAATGCGCGCGTCATCCACACGGCCAGCGGCTGCGGCCAGCCCGTGACGGTCTCGGCCCCGCGCTGGCCCTAGGCGCGCCCGGCCGCTCGGGCGGTCATATAGGCGCGCAGGACGGCATTGATCCGGACCTGATAGCGCGGCCCTTGCGTGCGAAACCAGCGCAACACGTCCGTATCCACCCGGAGAGAAATCGGGGTCTTGGCGACCGGCAGGACGACCGTCGCCTCGCGCCAGAAGTCGGCTGGCAGGTCCGCTAGCTCGGGCGGCGACGTGGCGTGCAGTTCTCGCTCGGACACCCGGCGCAGCCGGGCGAGGTCCACGCGGCCTCGGCCCTTACGGGCGGCGCGTGGCGGCGTGGTACGCGTGGCGTTCATGACGGCTACTCTTTCTCGCGGAAATGAGGCGGCGGGCCCCGGGGCGGTCGGTATAGACCACCGTCAGACAGACGCCCTCGACGACCCCGATGGCGACGACGCGGCGTTCGCCATAGTCGCGGCGGGTATCGACCCGTTCCAGCGTCGGGCCGTCGAAGACCTGAGACGCGAACGCGAAGTCAAACCCCCGCGCCCGCCAGTTCCGCGTGCTCTTGCGTGTGTCCCAGGTAAACCGCACGCAAGAAGTATACAGTTGTATATACGCTCAGTCAAGGGCCCGGTTGGACGGCCGTGACGACGCACCGGATGCCGACCGGATAGCGGACCACGCGCCCGAGCGCGCTTTCCAGCCAGAAGGCCGCGCCGACCAGCGGCGAGGCACTCGCGGCAATCTGCCGCGCGACGTGCGCGCCCGGCGGGCCCGTGGACACGCGACGTTTCGCCCAGACGAACGCGGGGTAGACGAGGCACCCCAGATGCGACCGGGCGACGACGCGCAAACCGGCGCCCTCCAGCACGGCGCAGAGGCCCGCGAGGGTGTAGCGCCGGACGTGCTGGAGGTAGGCATCATAGGCGTCGAACAGGTGCGGGCCGGCGGGCACTTCGACGACCGCCACGCCCCCGGGCGTCAGGAGCCGCGCGACCTGGGCGACGGCCGCGGCCTCATCCTCGATATGCTCGAGCACGTTGAGCAGCACCACGGCGTCCAGACTCGCCGAGGGCAAGGGGCACGTCACGAGATTGCACCGGACGAGCGGCACGCGGGCGAGCTGAGCCGCCAGTCGCAGGAGCGGGGCCCGCAAGTAGTCCGACCCGATCACCAGCCGCGTCGGCCAGTCCTGGCGCAACTCGCGCAGGAGAAAGCCACTCGCGCAGCCGACCTCGAGCAGGGGCCCCCCCCCCGGCCGGAGCCACCGCTGGAGGGCGCCGCGCGCGTGCCGCCGGGACGCCACCTCAATCGGATGCCGGCCGTCGGCCGACACCGCGTCATGAAAATCCGTCAAGGCCTCGCTGTACCCCGACGCCCCCGCCCCATAGTCCAGCACCGGCACGCGCTGCCCGCGCACCTCGAACGCGCGCCCCGTCCAGACCGGCACCGCCCCGTCCACGACCGGCCAGGCATACGCCCTCACGACGTCCGCGCGTCTCCGGCCCGCCCCGCCCTGGTCGGCCGCCGCGGGGGCCCCGTGACGGGCCTCGCCCCAGACCGCGACTGGCGGTCGCGCGCCCGCCAAGCCTGGCCGCCCCGCTCACCATGATGCCCCGTGGGTGGCGCCATCGGGCCCGATGCTGCACCAGCGGAACCATCAGCGTCAAGACGGCGCCCCGACCGCCAGCCGCTGAGGTCATTCGGCCCCCCCACGGGTTCCGTCAAAAAGTCGGTGTATCATCCGAGTGACGACATGCCGTCACTCGGCCGGCCCAAGCTCGACCCGACCACCATCCCGCCCGGACGCGGCCCGCACGGCCGCGGCCCCGACCCGACCCGCAAACCCTACAGCCGCATCACCCAGGCCAGCATCCTCCAAGTCCTCATCCTCAATAAAAACGGCCTGAATCAATCCGAAATCGCCCGCCGCACCAATCTCAGCCAACAAGCCGTCTGCGACGTCCTCGACAAGCACGCGTCGACCTGTGACCAATCGCTGAGCGTCCTCCAGGCGGCCTCGTTTACCGCCGCGCAACAATGGGTCAATAGTTTTCCGAAGGCCGTCAAAAGGGGCGACCATCGGCCGATGCGGGATTGTCTCATCGCAACAGGAGTTGTTGCGCCTGATGCGCAGAACCATGGAGTCACCGTGATAGTCGGCTCTGGCGAGGTCGCCATCTCGACGTTACCGACCCTGCTGCAGCTACCTTCTATCTCTACCGCTTCCGAGTCCTCTTCCGAGTTGAGTCAGACTCCCACCATCGACGACGAGTCTCACTCTGCATAATCTCGTCGATACTGCATAGAAACCCGCCCCGACTCTGCATACACTCTCGCCATAATCATCTCGTGCGACCCACTTTCGCCCCAGGAACCCATATACATCAAGGGTTTCCGAGGAGAGCGGTGAAGTAAACAATAGACGTGTTATCAGACACTGCGTCGAAAATCCAAGTAGTGTCAGTATCCTGACGCCGACTCTGCACCTCTACTCAACACGACGCGTCGTGATACTCACGAGTGCCACGTGTGTGTCGTGTCCAGGTGCGCTCAACGTTGAGTATCCTTCCGAGTGCCAGTCAGCGCGTGGAGAGTTCGCACGGCCTAGCAAGGCGAAGCTAGCATCACCGACCCGGCCTCGCGTCGGCGGACCGTCCCGGCCAGGGTCCCGCCGGCCGTGGCGGTGGCCTCGTGACGGGCTCCACTGGGCGGCCAAATAGAACGGGCGTGACTGTCACGTACCACGGGGTCGTGCAGAGGGGGCGTGGAGGATTTGGGCGGCGGCGGCGGACGGGGGGCTCGCTCCGGAGCGCGTCACGGAGGCACCCAGCGAAAAAAAAACCAGCATTTCGCAGGGGGGGGGGGGCATCTCGGACCAGAACGGACGCAGGGGGTTTCGGCCGCGCTGCTGCGTCGGGCCTTCAATGCTCTTCGGGGATCTGGATCTCCCCGAGTGTTTCTAGCGTGTCTGCGTATATGGAATATCATGTTTGGGCTTCGCGTGTCTACGCAAGGGCACGAAGGGTGAGGTAGGCGAAGGCCATGACCGAGCGGGAGCGCCTGGCGCGAGTGGACGAGGCGTTAGGGGAGTTGGCGCGGGGGTTGACCGCGGCGCAGGAGGCCGTGCGGGCGGCCTTGGCCGACCCGGGCGACGAGATGGATGACGCCGAGCGGGTGGCGCTCGACGCGGTGCTCGACGAGTCGGACGCCGACGTGGCGGCGGGGCGCGTGTATGACGCCGCCGACGTGCTGGCGGCGTTGCGCGCCCAGTGACGCGGGGGCCCCGTCTGTAACGGAGGACCGATGACGGACGACGGTGCGGTGACGACGGTGCTGTTTGCGCTCGACGTCGGCGGGTACGTCGTCAGTTGCGATGTGGACGCGCGAGGCGGGCGCGGCGCGGTGACGTTGAGCAGCATCGAGACCGACGCTAAACGGTTCGCGACGGGCGCCGACGCGCTCGCGTATTGGAAACGCCCCTCGACCGTGTGTCCCGTCCGGCCGGACGGCCAGCCGAACCGGCCACTCTCGGCCTACTCGGTCGAACTCCGGAAGGTGGGGGCATGACGGACGACGTGCGGTGGCTGACGCCTGAGGAGCAGGGCGACCAATACGCGGGCGCCACGCGGCTCGGGCCCGGGGTGTGGCAGGACCGCCACGGGGACGTGCATTTTTCGATACCGGAGTTACTCGCCCACTTTGAGCTGTCGCCCACGCCCGAGAATGAAGCGGCCGTCCTGGCCATTTTGCGCGACGCGCTGCCCGGCGTCACGCGCATCATCCAGAGGCCCCGATGACGCCGCCGCCGGACGACGACCCGCCGGCGGACTGGACGCCCCTGGGGCCGGGCGGCTGGGAAGATGCGGCGGTGTCATGTGTTTCTCGACGACGCGCCATGACGAAAGAGGACGACTGGGACATCCTCACGGCAATGAGCAGGTACGGCGGGAGCTTCGTGAACGCCCTCAGCGAGGCCGCGCAGCGGGCCGACCGGACGAACTATGCCAAACTGCGCGCGGCCTTTCCGGACATCTGGGCCGAGTATCGAACCATGGCAGCCTTGCCGGCCCGATCTGTCAAAATCTTGACACCTCCGGTCAAGTAGCGCAGGCTTCGGCCTGATGCCGGCCGTCGTCTTCCATCCCCATGCGCGATGCTGCTGGTGCGGAAACGCCTTCTGGCAATCGGGGACGATTTGGGTGTGTCCGACGCCCGGCTGCGCGGCCCGGCAGAACGCCTGGGCGATTTGGGTGAACGCCGCGGGGGAGGCCCCCCGGTGCGTGTTCCTGCCCACGCCGCGGCAGGTCGTGTTTTTCGAAACCCAGCGACAGTTCATTCGCACGCTCTACGGCGGCGCGGCGGCCGGCGCGAAATCGCACGTCCTGCGCTGGGGCCTCTACCTCTATGGCCTGCGCGTCAAGAATCTCTCTGCGCTCATCATCCGCGCCAACTACAAAGACCTCGAAGAGACGCATCTCTTGAAGATGGAGAAAGAGGCGGCCATCTTCGGGGCGAAGTATCACAAAGGCGAACGGCGGCTGACGTTTCCGCAAACCGGCGCGACGATTGTCGGCGGCCACATGGATGACCGGGATGCGACGAGCGGGTACCTGTCGCGCGAATACGACATCATCGTGCCGGACGAACTGGTCACCTATCGCGAAGACGACATGATTGAACTCTTCAGCCGCGCCCGCACGAGTAACCCGGCGGTCGTCGCCACGCTCGGCGGCCCGAAAATCTGGGCGGCGAGTAATCCCGGCCCGCGCGGGGCCTTGTGGGTGCGCGACTTTTTTATTACGAAAACGGTGGATGCGGCGAAGTATCCGAAGTACCGGCCCGACTGGCACACGTTCGTCCAGGCCAAGGTGGACGACAACCCCTACATCGATGCGACCTATCGCGAGAACCTGGACCAGATGCCGGAGCCGCGCCGGTCGCAACTCCTCGAAGGCGATTGGTCGGTCTTCGAGGGCGCGTTCTTTGGCGCGTTCAAGACGCTCCACGGCGGCGTGCCCTGGCACGTCCGCGCGCAGACGGTGCCGCCCGGGACCGACTGGATTGCGGGGATGGATTGGGGCTACAACCAGCCGTATGTCGTGCTCTGGGCCGCGTGCCTGCCGGACGGGCATCTGCATATCGCGCATGAGCAAAAAGGGCAGCAGACGGACCCCCTCGACGTCGCGAGTCAGATGGCCGAGTTCGCGCGCCGGCGGATCGGCGCGGGCCGGCTGCGCTACATCGCCGCCGACCCGTCCATGTGGAACAAGACCGGCCAGGACCGCGGCCAGGCGCTCGTCGAGACGTTTCGCAAAGCGGGCCTGCCCATGCGCAAGGCCGACAATCAACGCGGGAAAAACGGCTGGGCGAACACGCATGATTTGCTGCGCACCGCGCCGGACGGCACGCCCTGGCTCACGATGGACCCCAGTTGCCGCTATCTCTTGCGCACGCTCCCGATTCAAGAACAAAGCCCGCATGACGCGGACGACGTCGACACGCACGGCGACGACCACGGGGTCGATGCCCTGCGCTATCTCGCCAATAGCCGCCCCAGTCCCACGCGCAGTCGCGCGGACGCCCCGCCCGTCAAAGGGACGGTGGCGTATGATGTGGCCGAACTGCGCCGGGCCGCGGTCCGGTAAGAGGAGACACCCATGCCGGCTCCCCTCGATGAGGTCGCGCCGCTCACGCTCGCCGCCGGCCCCGCGGCCCCGGCGCCCCGGCCCACGACGCCCCCGCTCCCCTGGCCCGAGACCGGCCCGGGCTCGCTCGCCTATTGGCGCGGCGAAATCAGCGCGGCCCGCGACCTCTTGAAAAAAGAACTCCCCGACTGGCGCCGCAATCGCGCGCGGTATACCGGCGCCCGCCAAGCGGCGACCGGGTTTTCCCAGGACGACACCATCCAGGTCAATATCGATTACGAGAAGACCGAACAGAAGAAAGCGCAGCTCGCCTTCAAGGTCCCCGAAGTCGTGCTCTCGCCCAAAGCCCCCGGCAGCGCGGCCGCCGTGCCCGTGTTCAATGCGGTCCTCAACATGGCGCTCGAGGCCGCCGACATGATGAGCGCGATGGACGAATGCTTAACGGACGTCGTCTGCCCCGCCGGTATCGCGTGGGTGAAAGTGGGCTACACCGGCAGCGTGGTGCCGTCCGAACTCCCCGGCTTGCCGCCGACCGTCGTCGCGGGCCGCTACTATATTGACCGCGGCTCGCCCGCCAAACTCCTCATTCCCTCGGGCTTCATCCGCAGCAACTACGAGCAAGCCGATTGGCTCGGCTTCCGCTCGTTCTGCGATGACCAGGAACTAGCCGCGCTCAGCGACGTGCAGCCGCTCGCGACCGATACGGGGAGCCGCTACGACGAGGACCTGCTCACCGACCCGACGCAACACGTCGGCCGGCCCGGCCAGGCCGTGACGGAGATTTGGTATTGGGCGAGCCGTCTCGACCCGACCGTCACCGACCCGCATCGCGTGCGCCACCTGATTCTCGTCGATGGCGAAGACACGCCGCGCGTGCACGAAGACTCGCCCTATCAGCGCACCGACCCGACCACCGGCCATCTGATTGGCGTGCTGGGCTTTCCCATCAAAGTGCTGACGCTCCGCTACACGCCGGATGGCCACTTCCCGAAATCCGACTGCCAGATGAGCCGGCCGGCGGTCGATGAACTCTCGGCCACGCGCACGATTCAGATGCAGCAGAAACGCCGCGCGCTCCCCATGCGCGGCATCGACAAATCGCGGCTCACCGACCCGGCGACCATTGCCAAGATTGAACAGGGCGAGGTGCAGTCCATCATCCTCACCGATGGCGACCCGTCGGAAATCATTAAGATGATTGCGCTCCCCACGCTCCCGCGCGATACGGCAGTCGCCGCCGACCTCATCAGCCGCGACATCGAGCAACTGTGGGCGATGGGCGCCAATCAAAGCGGGGTCACCGAACAGGGCAGCAAGACGGCGACCGAACTCACCTACATGCAGCAGGCCACCTCCGTGCGGCTCGACAAGGAGCGCGACAAGGTGCTGCGCTGGTTCGTCGCGATTGCCTCGGCGCTCGGCGGCTTGATTCAACTGTTTGCCGACGAAGAGGACTACGTCGAAGTCGTCGGCCCCGATGGCGCGAAACAGTTGCAAGCCTGGAATCGACAGAGTGTCGCCGGCCGGTTCGTCTACACCGTCCGGCCCGATAGCGCGAAACGGCTCGACCAGAACGCCGAGCGCAAGATGGTGCTCGACCGCTACCAGCTCACGGCGAACGATCCGTTCAATAACCGGCTCGAAGCCCTGCGCGATGTGTACACCGCGTTTGGCGAGGACCCGTCGCGCCATCTCCAGCAGCCGCCCCAGACGCCGCCCGAGAAGCCGCGCATCTCACTCAGCTTCAAAGCCGAAGACCTCGCCAATCCCATGGTGGTCTCGCTCCTGCAGCAGTCCGGCTTCCAGATTGACCCGGTCGCGCTCAAGATGGAACTGGCGCTGAAGTCCGCGCATCCCGAACTCTTGGGCGAAGCGGCCAGCCATCCGTCGACCGTGACACTGCAGACGCGCGAGACCCGCCACGGCGGCAGCGCCAAGCTCGAAGCCCCGCTCAATCAGCATGCGTTGGACGCGCAGCACCCGGGCGGCCATCGATGAAGGACGAGAAACCCGTCGCGCCCGCCGTCCACACGGACGCGCTCTGGGACGTCGACAAATTAGAAGACGGCTGTCTCACCAATCTCGACGTGACCCCGATTCCCGCGCGCGACCTCACGAAGCGGGACTACTTCGCGCTCCTCAACGCGCGCGGCCTGCGCATGAAGGACCAGCAGGAATCGACGACGGGCCCAGAGGTGGACCTCGACGCCGTCGCCGCGCAGGAGGCCGCCGCGCTCGCGGCGCGTCAGACGATTGTGCCGCCGCGGCCGTTTTCCGCGCACACCGCGCGCATCCTCCAGGCGCACGAAGCCGTGCTCGCCCGCTACGGCCTCATTGAAACGCTCGGGTGCGACACATGCTGGCAGGCGGGCCGGAGTTCCGGGTGCCGCACGCGCGTCGATGCGACCGGCGTCCGCGTCGAATGCCGGTGTGGCGTGCGTGCGTACCGCGCCCCCACCGGCACGACGGACCAGACGCAGACCGGCCCGGCCGCGTCCTCGCTCGAACAGACCTCGGGGATGCTCTTCGACAGTCTCGGCCAGCCCACCGCGCGACCGACCGTGCTCATCACGCGCGCCGATGCCGACATCATCCGCGCCTATCAGCAGGTCCGGCACCGGCATCACCTGTCCCGCTCGCTCTTCTGCCGCCTCTGCTGGGGCGGCCGGCTCAGTCAGACGACCGCCATTGCCGAGTCGGTCACGCCCGACCAGGTCGTCTATGTCTGCGCCTGCCGGATTCGATTCGCACAAACATGACCCCGGTCGAATACGCGCGGGAGGAGGAGGAACGCCGGCAACTCCGGGACCTGGAAGCCATCATCGGCTACTGCGGCCAGGCCGTGCCGCGCGTGCCTTGCCGAATCTGGCGCAGATCCAACAAGATTTTAGCGACGGCCTCGGGCGCGGTCACACCGAGCTGCACCAGCAAGCCGACGAAGACTTCATCCGACGTGGCGGCTTCGGCCGCTTCCAGTAGCATCAGCCCCACTTCGCGGGCCTTCTTCGGCTCCATCTGCGTGCGTTGGTTGTTGAACGTCAATTCCACGTACCCGCGTTTCGTCCGCTGGCCGAACGTCGACGCCACGATGATGGTATCGACCACCTCCGTCTCGTGGGTCTCGCTCTCGGTCTCGCGCTGATTCCGCTGCGCAAGCAATGCCTCGGCTTGCGTCTGGAACCGCGCGATGAGTTTGGCCGGCGCCTCCACCGCGCCGAGCATCGCGACCACTTCCTCGAAGGTGAGCAGCGGTTTTGCCATATCGACGGGTAGTGTACCCGCCACCCTTTGAGCCGAACAACGTCAAAGTCTGACGTGCTGGCGTCAAATTCTGGTAAGCCCCGTCCACCAACTCGCCCTAACACAGAAAATCGTGCGAAACCGGGCGCACGCCGGGAGAAAAACGGGAGATTTCACGCCACGATTATCGCGATTATCGGGATTATCAAGATATCGCGAACATCCTGCCTAGCTCGTGAGATAGTCAAATTATTGACACTCCCCCAAAAATAGCGCATCCTTCCCGGCGTGCGCTTCGCCCGCGCACATCGCGCTTAGCTGCGAGAACGCTGAGAAAGGAGCCGCGTGGACGAATCCGTTTCGACGAGTTCGACCAGTGCGGCCCCATCGTCGCATGGCGAGATTGTCGCGGCCCTGTCGTCCGGCGCCGCCACGCTGACCCCTTCGGCAGACCCGAAGCCGGCCAGTGCGGCCCCGTCTGACGGCGCGGTCGCCCCGACGGGTTCGCCCCCCGTCGCCCCCGGTTCGCCTGACCCACGGACGCCCCCGATAGCGGCGGCGGCTGACCCGGATGCAGACCTGTCCACCCCGCCCGTCGGTCCGATTCCGCCCGACCGCCACAAGAAGATTCTGGAGCGCACCCGTGAAAAGGTCGCCCAGGAAACGCGTGCGGCCTTCGAGCAGGAACACGGCCCCTGGCTGCGCCTGAAATCCGAGTTCACCGTTGACGAGTTCGCCGGCCTGATGCCGACGCTGAAGAACCTCACGTCCAACCCCCGGCAGTTCCTGCAGGACACCGCCCGGGAGCTGGGCCTTCAGCTCGTGCCGCTCGGCCCGCCCGCGGCGCAAGAGGCCCCCGCGAGGGCCGGCGGCGAGGAACCGCCCCCCGACTTGCAACTGCCGGACGGCACGCTGCTCTATTCCGCGGCCCAGCAAGGGAAGCGCGAGCAGTGGTTCCGCGACCAAATCAAGGGCGACTTTGCGAAAGAGATGCAGCCCTTCCGCGACCAACAGCAGCAGCAACAGCAGCACGCCTTCCTCAGCCACATCGACGCCCGCGCTCGCGCGGACTACGCCGAAGTGGCCGAGATGGAAGGGTTCGCTGACCTGAAGCCGAAGATTGCGGAGATTATGGCGAACGATAAGCGGTACGGGCTCCAAGGCGCGTATTTGCGCGCCTACAAAGAGTCGTACTTGCCGACCCGCGACACCAAAATCCGGCAGGCGGTGATGGACGAACTCACGCAAAAGAGCCGCGCGGCCAGTTCGTCGCTCACCCCGACACGCCGCGCGACCGCCGACCAGGCCGCGCCCCCGCCGACCAGCACTGCCGACATCATGCGGCAGAAAGCGGCCGAGCTGGGCATCGCGATCTAGCCGGCGTGTTTTCCATGCCGGAAGCAGGGTAATTTTGTGGCGGACCCCAATATCGGGCAACTGTACGCCTCGACCTTCGAGGCCATCGTCGGCAAGGGCCGACCCACGAACAACGTGTTCAACAGCCGCGCGCTGCTCCGCGTGCTCGCCGACCCGGACGCGTCCGGCAAGGCCCGGATGACCGGGTACAAAGAGGACGTGACCGGCGGGCGCATCTTCGAGTACCCGATTGAATACGCCGAGAACACGAACTTCCAGATGATTGCCGAGATGGACACGTTGCTCACGACGCGCGTCGATACGTTCGATGCGTTTCAGTTCGGGCAGCGCATCTGCGCCGGCACGGTCGTCATCTCCACGCTGGAAACCGCGCGGAACAAGGGCGACCAGAAGTTCGACGTCGTCGCGGCGAAGCTCGAAAACGCGCGCGACACGGCGACCGCGGTGATGAACCGCAACATGTGGACCGGCGACGGCACGGGCAACAACTTCGACGGGTTGACGCGGCTCATCTCGACCACGCCCGCGACCGGCACGGTCGGCGGCGTCAATCGCGGGACGTTCGCGTTTGCCCGCAATCGCGCGGTGTCCGGCGCGAAGACGGCGACGCTCTACGACAATCTGCGCGCCGCGATGACGACGACCTTCAATCAGTGCTCGCTCGGCGGCGTCGACATGGTGCCGACCGCGGCCATCACCGACATGACCACCTTCGGCGCGTACGAGAGCCTGCTCGTCGCCGTCGAGAAGATTGAACGGTCCGCGAAAGCCACGGGCGGGGACATCGGCTTCCTGAACGACGCGATTCAGTTCAAGGGCAAGTGCGACCTCATGTACGACGAGGACGCGCCCGCCAATGAAGTGCGGTTCCTGAATCCGAAGGCGCTCAAGTTCACGGTGCTCTCGGGGGCCTGGATGAAGATGATGCCGCCGGTCGACCCGGCGAATCAGCTCACCGAAGTCACCAAGGTGTACACGTTCGGGAATCTCGGGTTCAACGGCCCGCGGTACCTCGGCGTCACCTACAACGTCGCTGGCTAACCCGGGGAAAAGGAGCCTGTCATGCCGCTTTCCCTCTCGGGTGATTCTTCGTGCGCCCTGGCGCAGCCCCTCGGCTTGCCGTTCACGCCGCGCACCAGCGCGGGCATCGTCGGGGGCGGCCTCCATACCGTCGGCACGCGCGCCCTCGATGCCTTTGGCAACGTCTATCGGTATGCGCTTGCCGGGGTGGCGCCGCTCGTCGCGGGCAACTGGCTCCAGGCGCCCGCGCAGGTGCCGCTCCACCAGAACCTGGCCCCGATTGGCGGGACCACGTTTGACGTGGGGGCGACCTCCGTGACGGTCGTCCTGGGGGCCACGGCGGCGGCCGCGAATCAGTACGCGCAAGGCTGGGCGATTGTCTCCAGCGGCCCCGGCGCGGGCCAACGGTTGCAGATTGCATCGCATCCGGCCGCCAATGCGAGCGCGTCGCTCACGCTCACGCTCAGCCAGCCCATCGACGTGCAGATTGTCGTCGCCACGAGCAAGATTGACTTGGTCGCCAATCCCTACAGCGGCGTCATCCAGACGCCCACCACGACCCTCACGGGGGCCTGTGTGGGCGTGGCGACGAGCGCCACCCCGGCGGGCGCCTACGACTGGATTCAAACCCATGGGGTGGGCGCCGCGCTCATCGCCGGGACGCCCGGCGTCGGCCTCGCGATTGTGGTCCCGGGCACGGCGGCCGGGGTCGCCGTCATTGACGGAGCCGCCGCGGCGACGCAGGTCGTCGGCGCCATGCTCGTCACGGGTGTCGATGGCCGGTGCCAGTCCGTGATGATTCGTTTGGAATAACCCCCCCCGGGGCGCGGCCGGTCTCGGGCCGCGTCCCCGCCGTGTGGGGAAGGAGTGTGTATGGCCGCCCCGACGCCCGCCGTCACGATGAGCGCGGAACAGTTCACCGAGTTCATGCAGAAGTTCGGCAATCGGACCGACGACGACAATCCGAAACTGACCGACGCGCTCTTGAAGCTCGCCGACGCGCACGGCCGCACCGTGCGGCAGTCGAACAGTTGGCACCCGGACATCTCGCCGTTTTCCTATCCTGAGGGCAACCTCGCGCGGCCGAAGCCGAAGCTCGACCGCGAGACGTGGTTCTGCGCCTCAAAGCAGGACGAGTCCATGCTGACCCCGCGCGAGATTGAGGCCTTCAATCTCATCACCGTCAGCAAGCACTGGCGCGGCGACCCGACGTTCGGCGCGACGATTACGCCGCAACGCCGCCTCATCATGCTGCCGCACGCCTCCATTGATGACCGGATGAATCTGCCCGGCTCGCTGCTCTTGATTCTGCTCGAGCTGATGGATGGCCCCGATGCCGTGCAGCCGGGGCAGATGGCCGACGAACTGGTCGCGCTCCGCGCGCAAGTGCGCGACCTGGCCGCGCTCGTCGGCGCGACGACCCCGGCGCCTGTTGCTCAGCCTATCCCGTAAGACGGAGGACTGAGCGCACTTTCGATGGCCACCACACGCGTCTTTCTCGTCACCACGGGGTCGTTCTCGCTGCCCACCGATGGCAGCGCCCTGGTGGTCGAGTGTATCGGCGGGGGTGGGGCGGGTCGGACGGCCCTTACGCACGTCGGCACCGGCGGCGGCGGGGGCGGGTACGCCAAGAAGACGGTGCCCTACACCTCGGGCGCGGTCATCCCCGTTACGGTCGGCGCGGGCGGCGCGACCTCTGGTGCGAGCGGCACCGACTCCTCATGGAATAGCGGCGTCGTCCTCGGACGCGCGGGCCAAGGCGGGCAGGATACTGCCGGAGGGACCGGGGGCGGCAGCGGGTCCGTCGGAGATGTCATCAATAATGGCGGCACGGGAGGTGGTATCGGCGCCGATGGTCGCGACGGGGCTGGCGGGGGGGGCGCGGGCGGCCCGAATGGCGTGGGCCATACGGGCGGCGACGGCGGCGGCGGGCAAGCCCTCCCGTCTCCAGGCGGCGGCGGGGGCGGCAATGGGGGCGGCGCGGGCACGGCCGGCAACGCCTCGGTCGGCGGCGCCACCTCCGGCATTGGCGGGACCGCGACCGATGGGACCCCAGGCGGCGCAGTGGGGGTGTCGAGTGCGAGTCCGACGCCCGGGACGGCCGGGTCGCGTGGGAGCGGCGGCGGCGGGGGCGGCACGAACACGGTGGGCGGGCTGCTCGGCCAAATCGGCGGGACCGGCGGGGCGGGGCAAGAGTGGGACGCGACCCACGGGTCCGGCGGGGGCGCGGGGGGTGGGGGATGTTCCACCTCGACGAGTGCCTCCGGGTCGGGCGGCGCGGGCGGCAATTATGGCGGGGGCGGGGGCGGGAGCGGCTTTGCGACACCCGGGGTGTTCGGCCCCGGGGCCCCCGGCCTCGTCGTCGTCACCTACACCCCGAGTGCCGGGGCCGCCGTGACGCCGCTCACCCCCGTGCTCCACCTGCGCGGCACCACGGACGAGAATGGGGCGTTGCGCATGGTCGTGGACACGACCGGGACCGTTACGGGGCCCCTCACCAACGTCGGCGCGCTCCGTGTCCGCACCGATGCCACGGGGGCACTCGTCGTCGCCGCCGGGACGGCCGGCGCGCAGACGGGCCCCCTCGCCCTTTGCTCACAACTGCGCGTCAATGACGCGGGCGCATTGCAGGTCACCTCCGCGGCGGCCGGCGCGGTCACCGGCCCGCTCACGGCGCTGGGGAATCTCCGGCTCCGCACCGATGACAACGGCGCGCTCAAAGTCGCGTCCGTCGCCGCGGGCAGTCTGATCGGCCCCCTGACGCCGCTCGCGCATTTGCGCGTCCGCACCGACGAGAACGGCGCCCTGCTCGTGACGGGGGTCTCCTGATGACGCTGACCGACCTCCTCGCCGCGCTCTACAGCGATTTGGGCTATGACGCCGTGCCGGCGGTGACGACCCGGCTCACGCGCTACCTGAACGAAGGCCACCGGCATCTGCTCTCGATGCCCGAACTCGCGCCGCTCCGGCGCGGCCGGATACCGTGCGTGTCCGAGCCGACTCGGTCGGTCTATGGCTGGCCGTCGGCGTTTGTCAGCGTCGAGAGCGTCACCGACGAGACGCGCGGCGTGCGCCTGCAGCGGATGCCGCTTGACGTCGTGCGCACGCGCGACCCGCAGAGTACGGCGAGCGGTACGCCGACGCACTATATCCCGCTCGGCTATGGCCCCATCCAGCGCGATTTGTTTCAGACGGGGATTCCGCAGCCCGCCGCGCCGACCGTCGTGAATACGGGCATCGGCAGTGGCACGTATCCGGCCGTGCCGCGGGACTACGCCGTGCTGTTCTACACCGACAACGGGACGACACCCCGCACGGTCTATTCCAATCAGAGCGCGATTGTGGCCTTCACGCCCTCGGGCACAGGCACCGCGGCGAGCATCTCGCGCCCGCCGCTGCTGAATGTCGGCGAGACGCATTGGGCGGTGCTCGCGTCGGCCGACCACGAGACGTTTCATGAACTCACGACCCTGCCCATCGCGACGACGTACATCGACGACGTCATCCTGACGACCGACTACGACACGTATCCCATCGTCACGCTGGGCGGGTTGTGGGTCGTCAGCAGCAGCGCGGCCGATACCGCGCAAACCGTCACGCTCTGGGGCGTCGACCGGCAAGGCCGGCCGCGCCCGCCGCAGACGGTGACGCTCGCGGGACAGACCCAGGTGCAAGTGGGCACCGAGACCGACTACCTCGCCGTCCAGCAGTGGGAACTGAGCGCCCCGGCGACCGGGATGGTCACGCTCGACGAGAACACCGCCGAGCCGCCGCTCTATCACCTGGGCCACATTGCCATCGGCGACACGTCCGTGCAGTACGAGCGGCTGCGCCTCTGGCCCACGCCGTCGGAAGTCAGCACGTACCAGGTCGATGGCCCGCTCGTCATTCGCGACCTCTCGCGCACGTATGACGTACCGCTGCTGCCGGCCGACTTTCACGCCCTGCTCACGGACTTCGGCCGGATGCGGGAATACGAGTACCGCGATGACACCCGCGCCGCGATGGCCGCCGCCGGGTTTACGCAGAAGTTGAAGGCCCTGCGCGACCGGATCGTCGACCCGCCCGACTACCGGCCGCGCGTCGGCCGGCTCCCCGACCGCCACACGAATCTCGACGGCGCGGGCGGCGTGCTCTATCCGCCGGGCCGCTGGTAGCGCCGATGGCTCCCCAACAGACGCGGCCGTTTGCCTGGACGCAGTGCCTGGGCCGCAATGGCTGGGATAGTCCGCTCGAAGTGCCCGAAGACATGGCCCTCGAAGTCGTGAACTGGGTTTTCACGACCGCGCTCGGCCGCAAGCGCGATGGGTCGGTCGACGTGCCGCTCGGCGGCGACCCGTTCGTGGGGTACGGGGCGCTCTACAATTTCCTGCCCGGCCAAGATGAAACACTCGCGGAACTCTTCATCGTCGCCATGGATGGGCAAATCCTCCGCGTGCCGGTCGCCGATGCGCTCGCGCTCACGCTCGACGATGTCATGGAAGGCGACCCGCGGCAGGTCACGTTCGCGAGTCATCACGGGAAGTTGTTCATCGCCTACAACACGGCGGTCAATCGTCTGCACGTGTACGACCCGGCGAGTTCCACGACGACGGTGCGCCGGACGGGCTTGGCCGCGCCCGGGCCACCGACCGTCACCAACACCGGCAGCGGCACCTATCCGGCGACGCCCCGGTTCTATCGCGTGCTCCTGAAAACCCTCAACGGCGCCACCGTCGTGCGCACGTCGAACCTGAGCGCCGCCGCCGCATTCACGCCGTCCGGCACGGGCGGCGCCGCGCGCCTCACGAAACCCGCCGCGACCGGCGAGGGCGAGACGCACTGGCAAGTCCACGGGTCGGCCGATGACCTGGCCTACTACGTCCTCAGCGGCGACTTGCCGGTAAGCACGACGGTCTTCGACGATACGGTGCTGCCGGAGCACTATGCCCTCGGCACACTCTCGCCGCTCGTCGGGGCGTCGACGCCGTTTCCGTCCGTGAAATACCTCGGCAGCGACGGGCTCCACCTCTTTGGCTTCGGCGTCTGGGAAACCGCCGCAGGCGGCGCGATGCCGCCCGTCACGGGTCGCATTTACTTCACGCCCGCGCTCGGCAGCTCCGACCTCGGCGACGATGAGCGCGTGTCGAACACGCTCACCGTGCAGGGCTGGATGGATTGCGCGCCGAATGGCGGCGGGGTCGACCGCGGCATTTCCGGCCCCGTGAACAACCGCATGTATGTGTTTCAGAGCCGCGGCATCTACATGCTCGTCTCGACGGGCAATCCGACGAGTCCGTTCGCGCGCGTCGTGCTCTCGACGGCGCACGGCTCGGTCTCGCATCAATCGCAAGTGATTGGCGAAGACCAGGACGGCCAACCCGCGCTCTATTTCCTCGACCCGAACGACGGGCCGCGGCGCATCAGCCAGGGCCGCACGATTGAGTGGATGGGCAAGGACATCGTCGACCTCTGGGCGACCGTCAACCTGAACGCGACCGGGCTGCCGGCCTTCGGCGTCTATCATGCGGCGTCGAAGCTCGTCTGCTGGTGGGTCGCGACGGGCACGTCGAATACGCCCAATCTCATGCTCGTGCTCGATGTCACCGCCGGGCGCCTCGAAACCGGCACGACGCTGCGCTATGGCTGGACGCAATGGCAGGGCCGGCTGGCGCAGGCCAACTGCGCGTGTCTCTTTGCGGCGACGACGACCGGGAGCGAGCGCAGCGTGCGCACGGTGCCGTATGTGGGCCTGACGACGCCGGGCCTCTTGCGGCAGGATGGGAGCCAAGTCACCGACGGCAACACCGCGTTCCAAGCGTTCATTCAATCCCGGCCCTTTACCGGCGGCAATCTGCGCCGACGGAAGCGACTGACCGAGGCCTATCTCATCGCCAAAGCCGGGCCGGCCACCATCACGCAGACCCTCACGAAAGACTTCGGGCTCAGTACGGTGAGCAGCACCGAATCGCTCGCGGCGGCCGGGACGGAAACGCGCGTGCGCAAGTTCTTCGACGCGACCGATACGGCCGACCTCATCGCGCTGCAGGTCACGCTCGGCGAGACCGCGCCGGCCAACCAGACGTTTGAACTCGACCAGTGGGTCGGTGCCGATGAACTCGAAGGCGGGGCGCGCTGATGGCCGTCCTCTATCTCGACAATCCGCCGACGCTGCCGCCCGCCGTGCTGCAGGAACTCGATGCGCTCGTGGCCAAGCTCAACGTGTGGCTCGCGCAAGAACACAACGACCAGGGCGGCCACACGCACATCACGGCCGACAGCCTGCTCGTCGATGGCCGCGCCGAGGTCGAGACACTGCGCGTCGTCAAGAGCGCCGAGGTCGGCACCACGCTGCGCGTCGGCGCCCCCGTGTACGAACGCGGGCGCGCGGCGCCGGTGGGGACGTGGACCGATGTGCCCTATAGCCCCGGCAACTTCACCGCGCCGGGCGGGAGCTGGGGCGTCGAGGCCACCGACCTGAACGTCTATCGCGCCGCGCTCGTCGGGACGACGATGTTCTTCCACCTGACGATGTCGGGGGCCGATGTGACGGGCGCCCCGGGCGAGTTGTGGGTGGCGCTCCCGCCCGGGTTCGCGGTCGCCCACTATGTGGCGGGGTCGTTCGCCTTCGATGACGCGGGCAGCGGCCGGGCGTCCGGCCTCTACTATGCGAATCCGAATGACACGATGCTCCATCTCATCAAGTACGCCGGGGCGTGGACGGCCACGACCGGCGGCACGTCCATTTTTCTCACCGCCGTGCTCGAGGTGATTGGATAACCCTATGCCTGCCCCCTATCGTCCGCTGCCCGGTGACGACCCGAACGACCCCGTCGCGCAGCCCAAGGCTCCGCCGAACCCGCCGGCCACGGTCGGGGACTTCGTCGGCGGCTTCAGGCAGCCGTGGGTGACGAACGACCCGAGCTACTGGACGCAGAAGATCGCGGGCACGGGCGGGATGGACGCCGGGAATCTCGCCTACTGGACGCAGCGGATGACCGACGCGCCCGGCATGGGCAGTAACAGTGGGTCCGCCCGTCAGGAGCGGCGCCCGTACAGCGGCGACGCCAAGGCCACGCCGGACCTGGCGCAGACGGGGCCGCAAACGTCTGACGCCATGCAGCAAATCATGGAAGAACTGCAGGCGCAGCAAACCGGCGCCCCGTCGCCCCGCGCGCGGGACCTGCAACTTCAGATGCTGCGAGGCAACTAATGGCCATCAAGTTCGTGCGCTCCGTGAACGGCGGCATGGTCCCGAGTGACCATCCCGACGCCGACCCGAACTCGGCTGAGGTCGACCCGTCGAAGACGACGGCGAGCGGCGAGACTACGGCGATCGGGGCCGCGCCCCCTCCCCCCGGGGCGCCAGGGACGCCGCCGGCCCCGCCGCCCGGGCAACCGCTCGCGCCCGCCTCGACGACGCCGGTCACGCCCGGGACGCCGACGACGATTCAAGACGCGTATCGGCAGTCGATGATGACGCTCCTGAACGGCCCGACGCCCGAGCAAGCCGCGGCGAATGTGAACCAGAGCGCCCCCGTCGCCGCCTATCGGAATGAACAACTGCGCGGCTTCGACCAGGCGCGCGCCGGCGCCGCCGAACAAAGCGGCCTGACCGGCATGCAGGGCAGTGGCGGCTTCGAGGGGAACGTCCAGGCCTTGCGGCAAGCGGCCGGCGAGAACACGGCGACGTACGCGGGCGAGCAAGCGAACACGCTCATGGCGGGCCGCCGCGCCGAGATTCTGCAAGGGCTCCAGATGGCGCAAGCCTCGGGGCAGTTCGACCAGTCGCAGGCGCTCCAGAAGCAACTGGCCGACCTCGACGCGAGTCTCCGCAATCGCGGGTTCGACATTCAGCAGGCGCTCGGCCAGGAAAGTAACGCCAATCAGCGGTACGCGACCGAGGTCCAGAAGCTCCTCGGCATGAGCGACACCGACCTGCGGCGCTACCTGGGCGAGATGCAGAACGCGACCAGCCGCTACGGGATTGACGTCGGCGCCGGTACCGCCGCCGACCGGCTCGGCTTCGACTACACCGACCTGAACCAACGGTCCTATCAGGACTGGCTCAATTCGCAGCAGAAAGGCGGCGCGTGATGTGGGGCATTCTTTCCGGCCTCGGACGACTCGGCAGCGTGCTCCTGGGCGGCGCCGCAGGCGCGGCCTCGGGCCGCGAGAAGGAAGCCGACCTCAATCTCAAGGCCGACACGCTGCGCCAGAAGCAGATCGAAGCCGACCGACAGAACGCCCTCGATGCGGCGACGCTCGACGTCAAGCGCCGGACGACCGGGCAGGACCTCGAATCGCAGGCGCGGCGACAAGCCGTCTTCGGCGGCATGATGCAGGCCGGGCCGCGCAGTTACGCGCCGCCCCCGAACATCGCCGCGCGCATGGCGACGCCGGTCGGCGGCGGGATTACGGGCGCCGACGAGATTGGCAAGCAGGCATACGACGCCGCCATGCAGCGCCTCGTCTCGGGCAGTGACAAGCAGTACGCCGACTTGCCGACGTACGCCACGCCCGGCCTGACGCCGATGCCCAAAGCCTCGAAGTGGGACAAGTTGCTGTCCATCGCCGGGCTGATTACGGGCGGCATCGGCGCGTTCGCCCACCCGAAGCAAAAGCCCGATCCGACCGACGGAGGGTACTGACATGGGCATCGACCTCGCGGGCGGGTATCGTGCCGGCGGCGTGCAGGACGCGCTGCTCGACCTCGTCAAACAGCGGATGCTCGAGCAGGAACTCGCGCAACGCGAGGAGCAGCAACAGTACGAGCGGATGCGCGGGACCCGACGAGACGCGGCGGCCGACGCGGAAACCACGTATCAGCATGGCCGCGATACCGTTGCCGACACGACGGCCGCCGAGGCGCGGGCGCGGCAAACGAAGATGGACGACATGAGTCGCGCGAAGGACCAACTCACCGCGCTCAACGACCGGCCCTTTGCGGAACTCGTCGACCCGGAGACGCAAGGTTTCGGCCCGAAAGCCGTGCCGGCGGTGGGCTTGCCGCCGTTGCCCGGTACGAACGTGGCCGGCGTGTCGCCGCCGTCCGTCCGGCAGGGCCAGGTGCGCACCATCGACCTCGGGGGCGTGCCCGTGAAGCCGCGCACGATGGAAGAGAACGACGCGCGGGCCGCGCTCGATGAAGCGCGGAAAACCGCCGCGGAGGTCGCGATTCGTCGGGCGAGTGTCGCCCCTCATACGCCGCCCGCCGGGAGCCTCGAAGCGTATGCGAGCACGCAGGACCCCACCCTTCGGGCTCAGATTCTGGCGGACCGCAAAGCCTACAGCCAGGTCGACGATGCGGCGAAACCACCGCCGCGCGAACGCTACAACGTCCAGCCCATCACCTATGCCGACGGGACGACGGGCCTCGTGCGCGTGAATCTCGATACCGGCGAACCGACCATCATCGCCACGCCGACAGGCGCGGGCGGCTACGGCAAACCGTCCGACGTGGAACGGCAAGCCGTCTCGTACTACGACCGCGCGAAAGCCGCCGACACAAACGCCGCGGGCTTCGAAGATGGGCTCGATTCGCTCGGGTCGCAGTTGGCGCTACGCCTGCCGTCGTTCCTGCAATCGGCCGCCGGGCAGCAATACAGCCAGGCGCAGCGCGAGTTCACCGAAGCGCGGTTGCGCAAAGAATCGGGCGCGGCGATTCCGGCCACCGAACTCGCGAACGACGCGAAGACGTATTTCGTGCAGCCAGGCGATACCCCCCAGGTCATTGCGCAGAAGCAGGCCTCGCGTGCGCGGTTCCTGCGCGGATTGAACAAGTCGACGGGCAATCTGCAGCAGAAGAGCGACGAGACGAAGCCGAGCGACACGGTGGAAGAACTCGTCCGCGACCCGAAGACGGGCAAACTGTCGAAGAGGGGAGGCTAAATGCCCGACCGCATCGTCAGCGTCGACGGCAAACGGTACAAGGTCCCCGAGAACGCAACCTTGGACGAAATCCAGGCGTACATTGACGGCCCGGCCAAACCGGCACCCGACGTCAAACCGGTCGCGAGTCACGCCGAGAGTAACGAACAGCGGTTCGGTCGTCTGTTCCCTCAAGCGACCGCGCCGCTGGAGCCGATGTCATGGAAGATGCTCGGCCGCGCGTTGCCCGTGGCGGCCAGCGGCATGGCGGCGGAGGCGACCGGCGGGCTGTCGTTATTGCCCCGCCTCCTGGCCCAAGGGGTCGCGGGCGTGGCCTCTGGGGCTGGGCGCTCGGCGCTCGAAGGCGACACGAGCCAGTCAGGGATGGGGAAGCGTGCGGCGGTGGACGCGGCCACGAACGTGCTGCCTGGGGTGGTCGGCGCCGGCCTGCGCAAAGTCGCGCCAGCGGTGATGGAAGGGGCCTTGCGCATCAACGCGCCCCTCGCGCGCAAGTTCGGCGCAGAAAATCTCGGCACCACGGCCCTCGCGCATCGCATCGTGCCGACTGCCAAAGGCGCAGAGAAGGCCGGAAACATCGTTGGGAATCTGATGGACGAGAAGCAGGCGCTCCTCGCGGCCGCGGGGCAACGCGCCTCGATGGTGCCGGGCACGATTACCGCGGCGGCGTTGCAAGAGGTCGACCCGCAGATTGCGCGAGAACTCCGCGCCGGCGCGGGGCCGCAAGTGAACCCGCCGCTCGCGAAGGGCTTCCTCGAGCAGAACCCGCGCGGGTTGACGCCCGCCGAGCTGGACGACGTGAAGCGGGTCTGGGACGACATGTCGAACGCCGACCGGACGCGGATGCGCATCCAAGGCGGGCGGCTCGGGGCGGAAGAGATGATGCCTATCGCCCTGGCCAAGTCCGCAAAGGCGGGCCTCGAAGAGGTCGCTCCCGGCTACAGTGCGCTCAACCAACAGATTCGCGACGTCAAAGGCGTGCAGCTCGCGGCCCTCGGTCGCGCGAACATTCCCGCGCGCGGCCTCGATAACTTGGCAACCACCTACGGCGTGACCGAGGCGCTCGCCGCCGGCAAGCCGTTCACCGCGCTCGCGCTCGGCGGAACGCGCCTGCTGCGCGTGCCGCAGAACATGGGTCGGGCTGCGATTGGCGCCGATGCGCTCGGCAAAGCGCTGCTCAAGCCAGGCGCTGCGCCGACCGCTGAAGCGGTGCGCGCGGCCATCATCGCGCTGCTCAATCAGCAAGGACAACAACCATGATGACCCTCCTCGCACTTCAATCGGTCGTGACGCCAGATATCATCCGGCTCCTCGTCGTCATCGTTGTGCTTGGCGTGTGCTTGTGGCTCGTGAATACCTACGTGCCCATGGCCGCGCCCATCAAGACGCTGCTCACGGTCGTCGTCGTGTTACTCATCGTGCTCTGGTTGTTGCGCACGTTCGCGCTCATCTGACGGCGATATTCCGTTCCCGCGGCGGCTGGGCTAGCGGACCTCGGGCGCCTCGAAATCCTGCACCGTCAGCCGCAATCGCCAGTACGGATCCTCCGCGGTCGGTGGGATCCATGTCCCTACCTGGACACTCACGCCGGCGGGCGACTCCACTTCCACGAACGCGCCCGAGTTGGATGGACGGTCCACCTCGGGTCCAGGTGGGCCGTCGAACACGACATCGAGATACGGCCGCCGCCGATCTGGTTCATTCATGCGGTCTCCCCTGAACGTGACGTCACTGACGGAATGTTTCTATCGTTTCACACCTGGTAAGCGAGGGGCGAAAGTTGCCGAAGTTGCCCAGAAGTTGCCCAGACGATAATTTCTCAAAAACACTAGTGAAAACACCAATAACTTGCCCCTCCTAAGGCGGGGGTCACACGTTCAAATCGTGTCGGGCGCACCATTTAGAATCAATCACTTAGCGAAACAGGCCGGCAGAGGGCCAAGTTGCCCGGGCAACTGCTGCAGACACGAAAGTCCACGCACGTCCACGTCGAAAGTTGCCCGGGCAACTTGGCGGGGAGCCGTGCGGCCGAATTGAGGCGGGGGAGTTAGGAGGCGCGGCGCGATGGCCGGGCCACGAGCCGATCGCGGGCGGCGATCATCCGCTGGGCGCGGGCGCCCTGGATGTACCGCTCGATACTATTCGTCCGCAGGAGGTCGCGCAAGGCGTCGTTGTCCTGGACGCGCAGGGCGGCCCACGTGCCGAAGGAATGCTTGAGGGCGTAGGGATTGAAGGGCTCGATGCCGAGCGCCTCGCAGTGGGCCTGGAGGCGGCTGTGAATGGCGCTGTTCGAAGGCCGCTTGCCTTGGTGCGCGCCCACGCGGAAATAGTGCCGGAAGGCCGCCAGTGCACGCGGCATGACAGGCACCCAGGCCGACGGGAATCCCTTCCCCTTTTTCCTGGCCGGCACATGCACGAGGCCGTCGCGCCAGTTGACGTCGCGCGGCTGGATCGGTACGACGAGGCTCATGGGCCAGCCGGTCCAATGCAGGACGCGCAGCCGGGCGCGGGTTTTCCCGCCACGTTTGTCCGTCACGCGGAAACTCTTGATCACGCGGGCAATCGTCACCATGTCGACGTCGCGGGCGCGGACGCTGGCGCTCTCGTCGTACCGGGGCACGTCCTTGACGATGTTCGTCGCGGACTTACCGTCGAGCACGGTGTACAGGTGCATGAGCGCGGTACGCCGTTGATTGAGGGATCCGACCGCCAGCGGTCCGCCCTTCGCGTGGCCATCGGGGCGCCACCGCGTGAGCACGGTCCGAATCTCGGCGCTGGTGATGGTCGGGCGCTGGCGATCGCCGAACTCCGCCACCCAGAGGCCGATATGGTGGGCCCGCTTGTCGTACGTCGGCATGTGGCGGACGGCCTCGAGGTAGGCGCGCGCCTCGTCGGCGAACGTCGGGCCGGTGGCGCGGGCCACGGGCGCCGTGCGCGCGCGGAACTGCGTCTCGACGATAAGCTGCTGCCGATACTTCGCGAGCTGCTCCGGCGTCGTCGTGAGCGGGAATTTCTGACTAACGAACTCGCCGTTGATGCGCGCGAACACTTGCCAACAGTTTGTTCGGCGGCGAATGCCGAGGAGTTTTTCCACGATCTAAGCGACCACCCGGGTCGCTTCCGTCACGAGTTGTTCAACCAAGACCATGACCACCCTTCGCTGTCTTGGCGATAACTGGCTCATGAGTTGGAGATGTCGATCCCACGTCCACGGTGGCTCGACGCAGCCATACTGGGGGGGGAGATGGGGGGGGGGGGGGGTGCTCGGGATCGGGGAGTCCGGCAAGTACATTCGCACCGGCAACGAGGAATGCTTCGAGAGCTTGTCGGAAGTCGGCGCCAGCGAGGGAGGGAGCAACGAACGATCGCGATGAGTTGACATGTGAGGGACTTTCGGGAGTGCAGAACAAGTCGGGGACCGAGGCACCTAGGAATCTAAGTACGCGATCGGCGTCACGAAGGGTGATAGGACGTTGGCCGCGCAAAAAGTCACTGGCCCAGCCGTCGTGGTGTCCGACGGCGCGCGCCAATGCGCGCTGCGAATGGGGCGACGCGCGCAGCAGCCGGCGCGCGTTCTTATAGACCGTTGTCTCCAACGGCGTCAACTGGCCTCCTCTTTTCGCCATACGCGAATAAAAATATTCTACCGGCCCATTTCACAGAGTGCAAGGGCAACCGATCGCGACTAAAGTTCGTTTTCGCGTTGACTTTTCGGTTGACGCGGTTCGCCCAGGGGCGTATCTTCGCGCCTCATGGCGAAAGCACCGAAGTCCGAGGTGGCCTTATTCGCCTGGATCCGGGCGCAGCCAAAGCCGTGGCATACGCAGACGGCGCTGGCTCGGCATCTGGGCATCAACGTCTCGACACTGAACGACATCTTGCACGGGCGCAAGACGCCGAGTCTGACGCTGGCATTGAAGATCGAATCGGTCACGGGGATCCCGCCGAAGACGTTCAGCCGTGAGGCCTCGGAATGACGTCGCCCTTCCTGACGGCCGACGAAGCGGCCAGCTATCTGCGGCTCTTCACCAAGGACGGATCGCCGAACAAGCGCGCGCTCTACGAACACCTGCGGCGGCACCAAGTGCGCGTCTATCACATCGGCTCACGCGTCCGGTATCACGTCGACGATATCCAGGCGCTCATTGTCCCGAGTCATTGGTCGGCCAAAACGAAGGCCTCGTAACCGTCGAGGGAGTTCTCGCATGCCGTCAGCTAGGCCGCATTCACCCGAGGCGCTCGACCCGGTGGCAGACGCCGGCCACGCGGCGGGGGGCAGGACCTCGCGCGAAGGTCGGGGGCGAGGGGCAGGGCCGGGGAACCCGGTCCAGTCCGCATCCGTCGCGTGCCCCGTCGCGGATGACGCTGGGGGGGCTGCCGCCTCGCCCCGACACGACGGCCCGGTCACCCTCACGCCGTCCGAGGCCGAGACGCGTCTGGAGGCGCTCATCGAGACCATCGTGCCGCTCCTGTACGAGGCGCGGTATGCGCATGTGCTCGGCGTTCCGCGCGTGATTCCGTTCGACTCGCTGCCGCGCGCCTGGCAGCAGGACGTGCGCGACGAGGCGCGGATGGTCGTCATGCGGCAATCGACGACGCGCCGCGAGCGGGCCGAGGCCGCGGCCCGGCGCGAACTCACACGCTGGCTCGAGGTGCATGCGCTGGCCGCCGCGAAGGGGGTGGTCGGCGTGTTGGGCGAGTCGCGCGAACTCTTCCTCGTGACCGCCGCGCTGCGGCGGTTCATCAATGACATCACGGTCGGCCTCGGGCCGTCGGTGGTCTCGGAAGTTCAGTGGGCGCTGCAGCAGGCGCTCTGTCGGAGGGCGCATGAGTAAGGTCGAGCCGTCTGCCCCCGTCGTGCCGGCCGCCGCGGTCTATCCGGCGATTGCCGCCGTGAGTGCCGACCTCGCGAAGAGTGGCGTCGCCAAGACGAGCAAGAACGAACAGCAGGGCTACCAGTTCCGCGGCATCGACGCGATGTACAACGCGCTCGCGCCCCTGCTGGCGAAACACGGGCTCGTGATTCTGCCGCGGTTTCTCGCGCGCACGGTGACCGAGCGGGTGACGGCCAAAGGCGGGGTGCTCTTCGCCGTCGTCGTCGAGGTGGAGTTTGATTTTGTCGCCGCGGCCGATGGGAGCCGCCATGCGCTGCGGCTCTACGGCGAGGCGATGGACTCGGGCGACAAGGCGACGAACAAGGCGATGTCGGCCGCGTACAAGTACGCCGTGATGCAGGCGTTCTGCATTCCGACCGAAGGCGACAACGACGCCGACGCGACGACGCACGAAGTGGTCGCCGAGGCGCCGCCCGGGTTTGACAAGTGGTGGAGCGATTTGCAAGCGGTCGCCCTGCAGGGGCTCGACGCCTTGCGCGCGGCCTGGAAACAATCCAATCCCGCGTGCCGCGAACATCTCACCGCCACGAACAGCCAGGGCTGGGAAGCGGTGAAGCGCAAGGCCGCCGGGACGGGGGCGGCGGCATGACGCTGCATCACGTCGCGCAACGGTCGGCCGCCTGGCACCAGCTCCGCGCCGGCCGGCTCACCGGGTCACGCGCCAAGCACATCCTGGCGCCAGGCCGCGGGAAAGAAGAAGCCGTCGGGCGGCGCGACCTTCGGTATCAGTTGGCTGCAGAAAGATTAACCAATCAGCCGCAAGAGGACGACTACATCAACGCCGCCATGCAGTGGGGCCTGGACCATGAGGCCGCCGCAGTGGCCGCGTATGAAGTCGCGACGGGCGCGATGGTGGAGCCGATTGGGTTTATCGCGCACGACGAACTCCTCGCCGGCACGTCGCCTGATGGCTTCGTCGGCCGCGACGGCGCGGTGTCCATTAAGTGTCCGAAGACGGCGACCCATTGCGGGTATCTGCGCAGTGACCTCGAGCCGGGCGACCATGCCGCGCAGCACACGCACGAACTGTGGCTGACCGGCCGCGCGTGGATTGACCTCGTGAGTTACGACCCCAGACTGCCGAGCGAGTTGCAGCTCTGGATGCTGCGCGTCACCCGGACGGCCGAGGAGTTGGCCGCGTATGACCAGGCGGCGCGGCTCTTTCTTGCGCAAGTGGACCAGGAAGTCGAGGCGCTCCAAGCGTTGCGAGCGCGGAGGGCGGCGTAAATGCCGAAAGACCCGCGAGAGGTAGGAGCCCTTTGGCTCAAGACGAGCGCGAAAGGCGTCGAGTACATGAGCGGCACCATCCTCGGGAAGGACGTCGTGTGCTTCCGCGAGAAGGCAACTGAGCGCGGGCCGACGTGGCGCGTGCTGGAATCGCAGCCGCGCGAAGGCGGGCGGCCGCCACAGCGCGCCACACCGCCGAAGCCTGTGCACGACGCGGAGGCGAGCGACGACGGGGAGACGGTGGACGATGGGGACATTCCCTTCTAGCTTCACCGCGTGGATTGACGACGTCGGGCATTTAGGGCTCGACGACAAGGCCGCGTTCCGCGCGAAGGTCGCGGAGTTCAAGGGGCGCGAGGTCGTGCTCACGCTCCAGAGCAAGAGCGCCTATCGGAGTCTGCGCGCGAATGCGTACTACCACGCCGTCGTGCTCCAGGCGGCGGTCGACGAGACGGGCAACGATGCCGACACGATGCACGCGTTTTGGTGCGCGCAGTTTTTGCCCGATGACCTCAAGCGGCTCGCGTTCTTCAACAAGCTCACGGGGCAGCGCATCAAGGTGACGCTCAACGTGCGGCGCACCTCAAAGCTCACAGGCCGCGAGTTTTACGACTTCGTCGAGGACTGCCGCCAATGGCTGGTCGAGTGCCTTGGCGTGACGACGCCTGACCCCGACCCAGCGTACTGGCGGAAGCGGCCAACGAAAACCGCGCCGGTGGCCTGGCAGGAGAGCGTCGAGGAAAGCGTATGAAACGAATTATCGGCGACGGACCGAATCGGGCTGCTGGCTTCTGCGAGTGCGGGTGCGGAGCGCGTGCGCCAATCGCGACACAGGGAGAGCGCAAGCGAGGCTTCGTGAAAGGTCGGCCATTGCGGTTTCTCTCTGGACATGGGCAACGCCGCGCCGAGGTCAAGAACTTGTATCGGCACGTGCGAATACTTGGGCACCCTCGTGCGAAACGCGGCGATGTCTACGTCCATGTGGCCATCGCGGAACGCGCCATTGGGAAGGTCCTTCCTCGTGGTGTAGAGATTCACCACGTCGACGGCAACGGGAAAAACAATGCGCATCGGAATCTCGTGGTCTGTCCGGATAAGGCCTACCACAAACTCCTGCATGTTCGACAGCGCATCCTTGCGGTCGGCGGCAATCCGAATACGCAGAAGCTCTGTGGTCGGTGTCGTACACCTCGCGCGCTGGATGACTTCTCACTCTCTCGCTCAAATAAGAGCACTGGGCGAGGAAACATTTGCCGCGACTGCACCCGCCGAGTCGTGATTCCAGAGATGGCCATCGTCGACCCGGAGTGGCCATGACGAAGCCCGTGCATACGCATCACTGCACCGAGTGCGGGCGCCCGTATCTGTGCGAGGGCGAGCAGACGCCCAACTACGACGGCTGGCCGGAAGTCGTCTGTCGCATGTTCCACATCCTGGCGATGAGTCAATGCCCCGCCTGCCTCGCGCAGATGGAAGACGACGATGAGCCGGCCGCCGATCGAGAGGCCCTGTCATGAGGCTGTTGTATTCCGAAGACGAGAACTTCCCAGGCCAGCTCGCGCTCGTGTCTGCGAACCGGATGCGATCGATCCGCAGCCCGCGAGGCCAGGCCGCGCTGAGGCGCTTGGAAGCTGCACTGGTGGCGCTTCCGGAGCACCGGCTGATCAGCAACGTCCTGAGCGAGGTGGACGAGACGCGCGGCACGCGCCAGGTGTGCGCGCTCGGCGCGGTCGCGATCATGGAAGAGCGCCCGTCCTTGCTGGACGACGACCCGGATCGTGACGCCGTCGAGGTCGGACACGAGTTGGGGTTTCCAAGACTCGTCGCCTGGGCTGTTGCCGCGATGAACGATCTGCAGTTCAGTGGCCACTCACCAGAACGTCGCTACGAATCGATGCTGCGGTGGGTGCGCGCTGAACTGCTGGAGGTTGTCTCGTGATGCGCTGGCTGCTCCATCTGCTCGGCGTCGACGACGAGCCCGATACGGCCTGGCGGCCGACCGGTTACGCCTATCGGCACACGGGCCATGACGAGGCGCTCGGCGTCGCGGCCGCCAAGCGGTCCGACGACCTGGCCGAGGCTCGGCGCAAGTTCGCGGCGCGGCGGGCGCAGCCGAGGCGGCCATGACGTGGAACTGGAACAACGTCATCACGACGCCGAATCGGTGGATGGCGTATTGGCTGCGGCGTCGTGGGTGGGTGGCGTTCTATCTGGACCCCATCTCGCGCGAATGCCGCGGCGTGTGCTGGATACAGGAATACCAGCGAAGCGAGGTGAGGCGGCCATGACGCAAGAAGAGGCGCTGGCCTACATCCGCGAATGCTTCGGGTACCTCGCCCGGTTTGCAGAAGTCGCCGTGCAATGCACGGGCGACCTCGCAACCTGTCCAGTGGATGAGTGTGAGGTCTGTTCGGTGCGGGAGTGCCCACATCGCGACTTTCTCCACTTCCATCATGACGGGTGCCCGGCGTGTGAGTGGCAAGTGGAGGTGCGGTTGTGATTCCCGACGAAGTGAACGCCGCGCGCAAACTTCGGACAGAACTGGCCGCCCTGCCGGCGCGCATGCGTCTCCTGCCGCTCGACGCCAGGGGGTATCCCGTGCCCTGGTTCGTCGCGTGGGAGCACGGCGTGCCTGAGTTTCGCGCGATGGACGGCGCCAAACTCCGGCGGGCCGTGCGCGAACGGCGGTGTTGGGTCTGTGGCCAGTCGCTCGGTCGGCTCCTCGCGTTCGTGGTGGGGCCCATGTGTGGCGTGAATCGGACCAGCGCCGAACCGCCGTCGCACCTCGAGTGCGCGGAATGGTCCGCGCGCAACTGCCCGTTTCTCTCGCGGCCCCATATGGTGCGACGCGAGGACGACACGATCAATACCGAGAAGCTGCTCAAGCAGAGCGACGGGTTCGCGTTGGCACGCAATCCCGGCGTGACGCTGGTCTGGATCACGCGCGGCTACAAGAGCTTCCGTGGCCCGGGCGGCAATGCGCTGTTCGAAATGGGGGAGCCAGAGCGCGTGGTGTTCTATGCAGCCGGGCGTCCCGCGACGCGGGCGGAGGTCGAGGCGTCCGTGGAGTCGGGCTTGCCGGCGCTGGCCGAGTTGGCGGAACTCCAGCGCGAGGAAGGCGCGCCCGCCGCGTTGCTCGCCATGAAAGAGAAGTTTGAAGCGTGGTATCCGCGGGCGGCCGATCCGGGGGGAGCCATTCTGACGTGTCCAGCGAGGTTGGCATGAGTTGGCTCTTTGACCCGGTGCCCGACCGCGTCACCATCGCGCCGGCCAGCCGGGAAGGGTGGGAGCGTCTGGCGCCGACGCTGACCGAACGCGAGTTGCTGATGGTGCAGGCCGTCGCCCGCTACTTAGCCGCGACGCACGCCACGACGGTGACGGGCGGCGAACTCGCCGCCTGGGCGAACCTGCCGATTACGTCCGTGCGTCCGCGGCTCACAGGCGCGCATGAGAAGGGCTACCTCACGCGGACGCCGCTGGCCCGCACGAGCCGGGCGGCGGGCGAGGGGCGAGCGCATGGGTATGCCCTGGCGCTGCCGATTGACGCGATTGAGCGCGCACTCCGAGTGGGGCATTGATGGCGCGCGGACGGATGCTCAGCAAACGGCTCAGTACCTCGCAGCGGTACGCGCGCCTGGTCGAGGTGTGCCCGAAGTTAGCGGAGTTCGCCCAGGCCTTGTATCCGTTGCTCATCGCGCATGCCGACGACTTCGGCCGGCAACAGGGCGACGTCTTCACCGTCCAGCACCAGGTCCATCCCACCTCGCCGAGACGTGCGGTCGACTTCGAGGCGGCGCTCCAGGCGCTCCACGACGTCGAGCTGATTGTGCGGTACCAGGTGCACGGTCGCGATTACTTGCAAGTGATGCAATTTGATGTCCATCAGGTGGGGCTGCATAAGCGCACGAAAAGCGACTTCCCGGAAATTCCGGGAAATTCCGGGAAATTCCCGGAGATTCCCACCCAAGAGAAGAGAACTGAAGAGAAGGGAACTGAAGAGAAGGGAACTGAAGAGAAGGGAACTGAACTGAACCGAACAGAAGCCAAGAGAGGCGCTGACGCGCCCGCGCTCGCGGCGTTGATGGGCGCGTGGAACGAGTTGACGACCCCGCCCATTACGAAGTGTGCCGAGATGACGCCGAGTCGAGCGACCAAGGTCCGCGCGCGGCTCAACGAGCGGAGCCTGGATGAGTGGCGCGTCGTGATTGCGCGTATCGAGCGGTCGGCGTTTTGTCGCGGCGAGAGCGAACGCGGGTGGGTGGCGTCGTTCGATTGGCTGCTGCAAGTGGACACGGGCGTCAAGGTCAGTGAGGGCAAGTACGACAATCGCGCGTCCACGCCGAGCGCGGCCACATGCCGCGCACGCGGCCCGACCTATCACGGCTGGGAGTGTCCGCATCAGCCGCCCTGTGAACAGCGGGGCTGGTGCGAGTTGAAGTCGGCGAAGGAAGGCGCGGCGGTGTCGGCATGACGCAACTCCCGCTCTTCGTCGCGCTGATGCGCTGCCCGCAGTGTGGCGAACGTCGCGCCCGCCTCGGCCTGCCGTCCCTCACGGCCTCCGGCTGTTTACAAGACCCCTGGACGTGCCCGTGTGGCGCGGCCGGGCATTGGAGTACTCGCGCGTCGCGTCTCGCGCCTAACGCCTTGGAGGTCATCTGATGACTCAATCCCCTCGCGCTCGCAAGCCTGTGCCGCCGACCCCCGTGGAGGAGCCCGTCGAGGACGTGGCACCGACCCCGCCCGTCGAGGTCGACGACGCGCCGAAGACGCCGCGTCCGTCGCCAGCCCTGCTGCGGCGGGCCATCTTGCGCTTCCTCGTGGGCCAGCCGCAGGTGCACCGGTTTGCGTTGCTCGGCGGCCGCACGACGGAGCGCGGCGACTTGGAGCGGTGGCTCGACCTGGATTTCACGCCGGCCGAGCGGGCGCTCGCCGACCAGGCGTTTGAGGCCTTGCTCCAGGGCGGGCTGATTCGCTCGCGCTACGACGACATCCTCGACCCGGGCAACTGGGTCTCGCTCACGCCCGAGGGCGTCAAGGACGCGACGGCGTGAACGCGCCGTTCCCGTGGATGGGCGGCAAGTCGCGTATCGCGCCCGAGGTGTGGGCGCGGTTCGGGCCCGTCGTGAACTACGTCGAGCCGTTCGCGGGCTCGCTCGCAGTCCTGCTCGCCCGGCCGGCGGGATGGACGGGGTCGGAAACGGTGAACGATGCGGACGGGTTTATCAGCAATTTTTGGCGGGCGCTCGCGGCCGAGCCGGAGACGGTGACCCACTATGCCGATTGGCCAGTCAACGAAAACGACCAGCACGCGCGGCATGTGTGGCTCGTCGGGCAGCGGGGGAACCTCACGGCGCAGCTCGAGGGCGACCCCGCGTTCCACGACGCCAAAATCGCGGGGTGGTGGGTGTGGGGGATTAACTGCTGGATTGGCGGCGGCTGGTGCGCGGGGGACGGCCCGTGGCAAGTGGTCGATGGGCAGCTCGTGCATCTGGGCGATGCCGGGCGGGGTGTCCACCGGCAGCGCGTGCATCTGGGCGATGCCGGGCAGGGTGTCCACCGGAAGCTCGTGCATCTGGGCGCTGCCGGGCGGGGTGTCCACCGGAAGCGCGTGCATCTGGGCAATGCCGGGCAGGGCGAAGAGGGCCTCGGCGCGTGGATGGTCGCCTTGGCCGAGCGGCTTCGCCGGGTGCGCGTCTGTTGTGGCGATTGGACGCGCGTGTGTGGGCCGACCCCGACGGTCAAGCAAGGGCTCACCGGCGTCTTCTTGGACCCGCCCTACAGCACCGAGGCCGGCCGGGAAGGCAACTTATACGCGGTCGATTCCGGTGCCGTTGCGCACGACGTGCGGGCCTGGGCGCTCGAGCACGATGACGACCCCCGCTTGCGGATTGCGCTCTGCGGCTACCAGGACGAACACGCGATGCCGGACGGCTGGGTGTCGGTCGCGTGGAAGGCACACGGGGGGTACGGCTCACAAGGGCAGGGGCGGGGCCGAGCGAACGCCCTCCGCGAGGTGATTTGGTTTTCGCGGCACTGTCTGCGGCCAAGCGACCGGTTGGACTTTGACGCGCCGCTCGTGAGCGAGGCCACGGCATGAGTCGGCCGTCCTCGCCCGCGGCCAATCGTCGGCACCAGGCGGCCTACCAGGCGCGGTGTCGGGCGGCGGGGCAGTGTCGGGACTGCCGGGCCGCCGTCGTGCGTCCGGCGGCCCGCTGTGCCGTTTGCCGGGCTAAGGAACGGCGCACGGTGCAGGCGCGGCGGTGCCGGAGGGCCGGATGACACTCACGTTCACCGACGACGAGCAGACGCTGCTCGAGGCGATTCGCCACGCGGGCGGTTTTCGCACCGAGGTCGACGCGGTCAAGGGTGCGTTGTGGTGGTACGGGCGGTTCCTCGACCTCGAGCCGCATCCGGACCTGTTCGCGCTCGGCGAGACGCCCGTGCCGCAGGAGCCGGATGCGAGTCAGGGCGACTTGTTTGGGGCGCCGGTATGACCCTCGACATTTTCCTGCGCTGCGTGCCGCCGTCCGTCACGGCGCAACAGAAACGGGTGCGCGTCGTCGCCGGCCGGCCCGTGTTCTTTCACGGTGCGAAGATGCGCGCCGCGGCCGCCGACTGGGCCGCGCTGCTCCGGCCCTATCAGCCCGCCACGCCGATGGACGGCCCGCTCGCGCTCGCGATTCGGTTGACGTATCCGCATCTCAAACGCACCTCGCAGGCGCGGCAGCGCGAGGTCACGCCGAAAGTCTCGAAGCCCGACGCGGGGAACGCGGCGAAGCATCTCGAAGATGTCCTCACGCGGCTGCGGTTCATTGTCGACGACGCGCTGATTGCGCGGCTGCTCGTCGAGAAGATGCACGGGCCGCCGGACCTGGTCGGCATTCGGATTCACCTCTCGGCGTTTCAGGAGGCCAGCGCATGAGGACGTTTTTCCGCGGCGACCACGAGACGCCCGGCCTGCTGACGCGCGTGCGCTGCAGTTGGTTCTGGTACTGGCACATCACGCGCCGACGCGAACAGATGTTCCTGTGGTTCATCTGGAAAATTCCCAGGCACATCGCGCTGTGGTGTTTCATCCGCGTGCATGCGGCCGGCGAGGCGCACTGGTCGTATGAGCAGGCCTATGGGCACTGGGAAAACGGCGGCGGGCGATGAGCTATTTGACCGTCGGCTTCACGGGGACGCGGGAGGGGATGTCGCTGCGGCAACGGGACCTGTTGCGCGAAATACTCCAGCGCACGCCCCCGCAGACGTTCCATCATGGCGCGGCCATCGGCGCGGACCACGAGGCCGTGTCGATCGTGGAGGCGTGGTGCCCCAGGACGACCATCGTCGCGCATCCGGCCGGGCCCAATCCGCTCACGCGCAACCGCGCCATCGTCGCAGCGGTCGAGTTGTTGATTGCCGCACCGCGGTCGAACCGAAGAACTCCGGTCGGGAACGTGGGCGACGGTGCGCTACGCCAAGAAGGCCGGGAAACCCGTCGTGGTGCTCGGCCGATGAAGGCGAAGGAGGTCTGATGAAATTTTCCCCGACCGGTCACGCCGTGATGGGCACCGGCGATTCGCACGTGAGCGTGGATAACCAGCCGATCCCGTACGGCCTGCCCTCGGGCGAGGCGGCCTGGCTGACCGACGTGTCCATCGGCTTCCGGTATCAGGAGTCGCCGGAGGTCTATCGCCTCGGGATGTGGACGCTCGGCACGCCGGCCATCGAACCGCTGGACCCCGGCTCGGCGACGACGTTTCGTGCGGGCGATGGCCTCTGGGCCGCCTTCCTCGTCGGCGCCGGCGTGCGCTCGAATGA